TATACAGAAAAAACTACAAGTGCATTTGTAACTAAAGGTAATTGCAATATAATAAGTGGCATGTCATGTAATTTTGGTGGAGGAAGCAGCAACTTTTTTGCAGGATCACGAGCTGGTTTTTGTAACACCACTGGCGTCAGTAATATCTTTTTAGGTGAATCTGCTGGCCGATGCAACTTAGCTGGTAGTTGGAACATTTTCTTAGGTCAAAATGCTGGTTGTATTAACACTACAGGATGTTTTAATAATATTTTTGGTTTAAATGCTGGACGATGTAATAGTAGCGGATGTTATAACAATTTCTTTGGTCATGAAGCTGGTAAGTATAATAGCACAGGTTCTTACAATAATTTCTTTGGTAAAGGTGCTGGATTATATAATGAAACAGCATCTAACAATAATTTTATTGGAAAATATACAGGTCGTAACAATACTACAGGCTGTAATAATAATTACATTGGTAATAATTCAGGTAGAAATAACACTACAGGTAGTTGGAATAATTTTTTAGGTCTTGCTGCTGGTCTCAATAACACCACAGGATCTCATAATAATTTCTTTGGTTGTTATACTGGTTATGCCAATAGCACTGGTAGTCACAACTTCTTTGCTGGTTCCTGTGCTGGTCGCTACAACACCACAGGATGTTTTAATATTTTCATTGGTCAATATGCTGGTTACAATAACACCACTGGCGCTGGTAATATTTTCTTCGGTCAATGTGCTGGTTTCTGTAACACCACTGGATGTCATAACTTCTTCGCAGGTTTTTCTTCAGGTTTTGCCACCACCACTGGCAGTTTTAATAACTTTTTAGGATGTAATAGTGGTTTTCGTAACACCACTGGCGCTGGTAATAATTTCTTTGGTCAAAGTGCTGGTTGCAATAACACCACTGGCAGTTTTAATAATTTCTTTGGTCTAGCTGCTGGTCGTCTTAACACCACTGGTTGTTATAATAACTTTTTTGGTAATCAAGCTGGTCGCTCCAATACCACTGGCAGTCATAATAATTACCTTGGTCGCTATGCTGGTTTTCTTAGCATTACTGGTTGTAATAATAATAGCTTTGGTCATTTTGCTGGTTATTTGAATGCTGGCAGTCACAATAATTTCTTCGGTAACAGTGCTGGTTTAGCCAATAACTACGGTAGCTATAACTTTTTCGCAGGTTTATGCGCTGGTCGCTTTAACACCACTGGCAGTCATAATACTTTTATTGGTGCATGTGCTGGTTTATGTAACACCACTGGTAGTCATAACTTTTTCGCAGGTTTATGTGCTGGTTACAGTAACACCACTGGCAGTATGAATAATTTCTTTGGTTATCTTGCTGGTTACAGTAATACCACTGGCTGTCATAACTTCTTTGCTGGTACATGTGCTGGTTACTGTAACACCACTGGTGGTTCTAATAATTTCATTGGTTACTATGCTGGTTACGCTAATACCACTGGATTTGGTAATACTTTCATTGGTAATCAAGCAGGTCGTTCTACCACCACTGCTAGATTTAATAATTTCTTTGGTCATTTTGCTGGTATTAATAATACCACTGGATGTAATAATAATTTCTTTGGTTGCGCTGCTGGTTACTGTAACATCACTGGCAGTTATAACTTCTTTGCTGGTCAATGTGCTGGTTACGCTAATATCGATGGTAATGATAATATTTTCCTTGGTCGTGATGCTGGTCGTTTTAATACCAATGGCAAATATAATACCTTTATTAATCGATGTGCAGGTTTCTGTAATACAACAGGCTGTCATAATACTTTTATCGGTTTAAATGCTGGTCGCTACAATATCATTGGCGGTTGTAACTTCTTTGCTGGTCTTTGTGCTGGTATGTGTAATATCAGTGGTGCTTGGAATAACTTTTTTGGTCAAAGTGCTGGTTTTTCCAATACAATTGGCAATCACAATAATTTCTTTGGTTGCGCTGCTGGTTACAGTAACACCACTGGCTGTAATAATAATTTCTTTGGTCAAAGTGCTGGTTTCTGTAACACAACAGGCGGCTGTAATAATTTCTTTGGTCTAAGTGCTGGTTACTTTAACACAGCAGGCAGCTATAATAATTTCTTTGGTCGTTGTGCTGGTTTATGTAACACAACAGGCTGGAAGAATAATTTCTTTGGTGGAAGTGCTGGTTGTTTGAACACAACAGGCAGCAATAATAATTTCTTTGGTTATTATACCGGACGCTTTAACACAACAGGCAGTCATAATAATTTCTTTGGTGAGTCGGCTGGCTACTGTAACACGACGGGTAGCAATAATAATTTCATTGGTAATAGTGCTGGTTTGGTTAACACAACAGGCAGCTATAATAATTTCTTTGGTCTATGTGCTGGTCGCAATAACACCACTGGCTGTTTTAATAATTTCTTTGGTAGATGGGCTGGTTTCTGTAACACCACTGGCAGCAATAATAATTTCTTTGGTCCAAGTGCTGGTCGCTCCAATACCACTGGCTGTAATAATAATTTCTTTGGTCAATGTGCTGGTTTCTCTAACACCACTGGCACTAGTAATAATTTTATTGGTTTTTGTGCTGGTCGCTACAATACCACTGGCAGTTATAATAATTTCATTGGTTGTTGTGCTGGTCGCTACAATACTACTGGCTGTTTTAATAATTTCTTTGGTCGATATGCTGGTCGCGGCAATAGCAGTGGCTGTCATAATAATTTCTTTGGTAATGCTGCTGGCATAACTAATACCACTGGCAGTTGTAATAATTTCTTTGGTAATCAAGCTGGTTCCAGCAACACCACTGGATGTCATAATAATTTCTTTGGTCTTGTATCTGGTTATGGCAATACCACTGGCAGTGGCAATACTTTCATTGGTCAATGTGCTGGTCTCTGTAATACTAATGGCAGTTATAACACTTTCATTGGTAATCTTGCTGGTTGTAAAAATACAACTGGTAGCAATAATACTTTCTTTGGAAAAGATGCAGGTCGCTTTAACGTCACAGGCATTGGTAATATTTTTATTGGTTTAGCAGCTGGTTACTGTAACGATGCCTGTTACAACTTCTTCGCTGGTTTATGTGCTGGTCGCAATACCACCACAGGCGCTTATAATAATTTTATGGGTTACGTGGCTGGTAACAATAATACCACTGGATTTTTTAATAATTTCTTTGGTGCATGTGCTGGTTACTGTAACACAACAGGTAATTGTAACAATTTCTTTGGTCCATTAGCAGGTTTCTATAATACCACAGGCAATTATAATAATTTCTTTGGTAGGCAAACTGGCTACTATAATACCACTGGCAGCCAAAATAATTTTTTTGGTAATCGTGCTGGTTACTATAACACAACTGGCGGACATAACAATTTCATTGGTAATCGTGCTGGTTACAAGAACACCACTGGCAGTTACAATAATTTCATTGGTGTGAATGCTGGTTGCAGTAACACCACTGGCACTAGTAATAATTTCTTTGGTGCAAGTGCTGGTCTAAACAACACCACTGGCACTAGTAATAATTTCTTTGGTGCAAGTGCTGGTCGCTACAATACCACTGGCGGTTTTAATAATTTCATTGGTTCAAGTGCTGGTTATGGCAATACCACTGGCTGTAGTAATAATTTCTTTGGTCAAAGTGCTGGTTTAAATAACACCACTGGCTCTAACAATAATTTCATTGGTAATGCTGCTGGTGCTGCTAACACCACTGGCAATAATAACATCTTTGCTGGTCAATGTGCTGGTTACTGTAACACCACTGGCAGCAACAATCTTTTCTTTGGATGCAATGCTGCTGTTGGAACAATTGGTCTAGCTAATATCACAACTGAATCAAATCGCATCATCATGGGCAATAATGCACATACTTGCGCTCAAATTCAAATTGGTTGGACTACTGTTTCAGATGTTCGTGACAAAACAATCTTCGGACCTGTTCCACACGGTAGAGATTTTCTTCGAAAGATTACACCAATTGAATTCTCATTTAAAAATCGAGACACTGGTGAAATTACGGATACCAGAAAACGATATGGTTTCAGCGCACAAAACATTCTAGAGGCTGAAGGTGACAATCCTGTCATCGTAAGTAAAGAGATGCCGGAAAAACTTCAAATGACAAATGATCATTTGATACCAGTTCTTGTCAATACAATTAATGAGATGTCGAATGAAATAGATGCACTTAAGAGTAGACTTGAAGCACTAGAGAAAAGAGTTACTTGACATTTTATGTGACAATATATACAATGGCTGTGTGAACAATGATGAAAGAAAAGGTATGTTATGAAACGTATATTAATTGCTACACCATGTTTAGATCAAAAAGTAGACGCATATTTCGTTCATAGTTTATGTGAATCTATTAAGTTAGGATTGAAACACGATTTGTCAATCAATGTAGTGTTTCTGGCCAATGAAAGTATTCTTCCAATGGCCAGAAATGAACTCTTTAATTTAGCATACAAAGAAAATTATGATGCAATGGTATTCATTGACGATGATGAAATGTGGGATGAGAAAGCATTGATTGAAATTCTTTCTTCACCAAAAGATGTCATCGCTATACCAGTTGTAAATAAAGGTGATACAAATATACAGTATAACGTTTATTTTAACAGTGTGGTCAAGAGAGATCCGAAAGATGGTTATCTGACAGCATCTCGTGTAGGAACAGGCTTTCTAAAACTTTCCAAAAAAGTCATTAAAGATTTATGGATCTCTAATGTTGAATTAGATTTTCGTAGTAAGAAATTAAAAAACATATGTGAATTTACATACATAAACGGAGCTTTTGTTGGTGAAGATATTACACTTTCAAATAAGATTCGAGAACTCGGTTACAAAATCTGGATCAAACCGAATCATACAGTTTACCATTTAGGCAATAAGATGTATAAAGGTAATTTTGAATCGACAATGAAAAATTATAACATAGAAGATTTATGAATACAATTGACGTTGTAATTCCTACAATGTGGAAGTCTAAAAATTTTCTATCCGCACTTGACACCTACATTGAATGCGAGTATATTGGAAATATCTTTTTGATTGACAATGACAAAGCAAATCGACCAAAAAGAGTTGACGAATTGAATTCATCTAAGTTGCATATCATTTGTTATGGTAAAAACAACTACGTAAATCCTTCGTGGAATGAAGGTTACTATAGATCAAAAGCGAATGTTCTTTCCATTATCAATGATGACATAGAAGTTGAATCGAGTGTATTTCGTGATTTCTCAGCAGTAGATTTTAAAGAGATTGATGTTGTAGGCGTTCATTTAAAAAACACACCAGATAATTATACAGTTGGTGTTCATGAAGGTGAAGATGAATTGTTCAAACTCAAACATGATAAAACTCAACCTATAGGTGGTCAAGGATATGCATTTGGTGTATGTATGTTTATAAAGCGAACTTCGTATAAGGTGATACCAAGACTATATCAAATCTGGTTCGGTGATGAATATCTGACGCAGAACAACGAACATATATACATATTCAAGACGAATAGGATCAAAGGTGAGATATCAAAAACGCTTGTTTCAGAGCATAAAAATTATGACATAACTAAAAGACTAGCTTTAGACGCAAGTAATGCATATCATTTTCATCATATCAAAAATGCGAGAACGTGGGACATCGTGAAAGCAACAAAAGAAAGGTTATAATATGAAGAAATATAGTATTTTTCATCTTCAAGGCGGTATTGGAAAACACGTAGCAGCAACCGCTGTTGCAAAAGCAATTAAAAACAATTTTCCTGACAGAAAACTCATTGTCGTATGTGCATATCCTGATATTTTTATTAATCTTTCTTTTGTTGACAGAGTTTTTCTGTTAGGTGGCACACAATATTTCTACCAAGAATACATTCAAGATAAAGATTCTCTGATTTTTCATCACGAACCATACTATACGACAAATCATATACATAAACGGAAACGACTGATTGAAAATTGGTGCGAAATGCATCAATTAAAATTCGACAATGAGCGCCCAGAGGTAAAGTTTAATAAACTTCAATGGGATCTTTCAAGAAAATTTTGGTTGAGAAAAAAGCCTATCATGGTTATACATACAAGTGGCGGTCCAATGACAACAGATGCTAAGCCTTATTCATGGACAAGAGACATGCCGCCAGAATTAGCACAAGAATTGATAGACTATTACAAAAAAGACTATCATATTTACCAAGTTACCAAGATGAACTCACCAAAACTTGAAGGCGCTGAACATGTTTTTGCTACGCAGCAACAAGCACTCAGTCTAATGGAATTTTTTAGTATTCTTTTACATAGCAAAAAGAGAATTCTTATAGACTCTTCGTTGCAACATGCAGCAGCAGCACTTAGAAAGAAATCCACTGTTTTATGGAATGGTACAAGCCCTAAAGTTTTTGGTTATGATATGCATGATAATATTTGTACCGATGTGCCATATAACTTCAAACTTCCTGGCAGTTACTTATTTGACTTTGACTTCAACGGAAATGAAATTGAATATCCTTATACAGATGACGTTAAATTATTTGATATAAATAAAATTATAGAATCTGTAAACAATCAACAATGAGGTGATGAACAATGAAAGAAATGATTAAAGAAATTATAAGAGAAGAAATGATGAGAGCGTCAATGAAGACATACTACTTTATGTCTGGGCTTCCAAGATCAGGAAGTACACTTCTATCATCGATTCTAAATCAAAATCCAAGAGTCTATTCTGGTCCAAGTTCTCCTGTGGTACCTACAATGCTCACGCTTGAAAATTCTTTTTCAAACGATGAACTTTTTATGGCTTTTCCTAAGTTACCACAAGCTGCAAAAATTATTTCTAGTGTCATGGATAATTATTATTCTGACGTAGATAAGCCTGTCATCATTGACAAGAATCGGTCATGGGTGAATCGACTACATTACATTCCTGGATATTTTGGAATTGAACCAAAAGTTTTATGCCCAGTTCGTGACATTGAAGAAATTCTTACATCATTTATTACAATGCAACGCAGAAATCCATACGGCGGTGAAGGTAAGATTAATTTCATTGATGAAATGCTTATCAAAACAAACACGCCTTTAAACGATGATAATCGATGTACGTTCTTAGCTAGTCCAAATGGAATTCTTGGCCAAAGCTATTTTGGCATTCAACAAGCACTAATGGAAGGTAGACAGAAAAATCTTCACTTCATTGAATATAACGATTTGCTTGAGAATCCAGATGATACAATGCGAAAGATTTATGAATTTCTTGGTGAAGAATATTTCGCACATGACTTTAGCAAAATTGAAAACATACATAAAGAAAAAGATGCTGAAGTTTATGGGCTTGCAGACATGCATGAAGTTCGTAGTACAATAAATAGAGCGTCAGTCGATCCTAAAGAAGTTCTTTCAGAAGAAATTTTAAAGCGATGTGAAAATACAGCATTTTGGAGAAATCTACAAGAGATTGACGCAAATTTTGAAGAACCAACATCCGAATCGGATGCACCAACAGAAACCGAAGATACTAAACTCATAGGAGGCTAATATGCCAGCAACACCAGAAGTTCTATATACAATTCGAGCAGCAAGAGATAGCGTTTGGGTCATTGAAGATTCTTTAGCAAAGATTGCAGCAGGCGCAACACTTTCTGACGAACTTCGTGGAAACATTGATCGAAATGTTGAGCATCTTAAACTAGTAGTTGGAAATCCAGATGTGTCCGGATCTGGCGAAGACATTTCTGATTTGCATAACGCAATCACTCAGGGAAGTGCAGCAATCGCTCAATAATTTTGGAGTTTTATATAATGGAAAAAATATTGATTATGGGTTTGCCTGGCTCAGGTAAAACATATTTTGCAGAACGATTAAAGACTTATCTTGAGATTCACGGAGAGCGTCCTTTAAACACACTTAGTGACGCTCCATATCCTCGAATGAACGCACGAGTTGATTGGTTCAATGCTGATGACATTCGAAAGCGATTCAATGATTGGGACTTTTCAAAAGAAGGTCGCATTCGGCAGTCGTTGAGGATGGCAGAATTTGCAATGCGATGCACTGGCGAATATGTCATTTGTGATTTTGTAGCACCACTTGCTGAAATGCGTCACAACTTTAAAGCAGACTGGACAATCTGGATGGATACGATTGATGCTGGTCGTTATGAAGATACGAACAAAGCATTTGTGCCACCAGAAATCTATGATTTTAGAATCAACGAAAAGAATGCTGAAAAGTGGGTGCAGTATGTAGGTGAAGCAATTTTAAGTCGTAAAAGAAGACCAACTTTTGATTGGCGCAAAGAAACTGTGCAGATGTTAGGTCGTTGGCAACCATGGCACAAAGGTCATCGTGCGTTATTTGAAAGAGCGTTAGCAAAAACTGGTCAAGTATGTATCATGATTCGTGATTGTCAGGGTTGGAATGGAAGTAATCCATTTGCAATTGAAGAAGTTAAAAACTATATTCGAAGAGACTTAGATCCACTCTATCAAGGTCAGTATGAAATTTTGATTGTTCCAAACATTGTAAACATCACATACGGTAGAGATGTCGGCTACAAGATTGAACAAGAAGTTTTCGATGATACGATACATGCTATTTCAGCAACCAAAATTCGAAAAGAAATGGGAATTGAATGAAGCAATACCATATTCGATTTAATACACAGCACGGCGACACTGATTTTTTCTGGAGAATTTTTGAAAATGGCGAAGAAGTCTTAGCTAAAAGTTTAGAAATCAACGTGCCCGTGTATGACGAATGTACTTACGAGCATGGTGTAAAAAAATGGAATCTGGCATGCAAAGGCAATTTACTATTGATTGATGGCAAAGCACTAATCTGTTAAATTATAAATAGTCATGTCGCATTAAAGGAAAATGCCATGGCTAAACCTACCAGTAGAGATGAATTTAAAGAATATTGCTTACGTAAGTTAGGGAAACCTGTACTTGAAATTAATGTAGCGGATGAACAAGTTGAAGATAGAATTGACGAAGCATTAGCGTATTATCACGATTATCATTTTGATGGTACACAGAAAGTTTATTTAGCACATCCAGTCACTGCTGAAGACAAGACAAACAAATACATAACCATTCCAGAAGCAGTCATTGGTATCATTAATATATTTGATATTGGTGACTCTTATTCTTCAAACAATCTGTTCAACATTCGATATCAAATCGCACTGAACGATCTGTTTGCATTCAATTATGGACCTTTCGCACCATACTACATGGCACTTCAGAATGTTGCGCTTGCTGAAGAACTTTTTGTTGGGCGCCAAAGTCTCAGATATAATCGCCATGTAAACAGACTTTATATCGATATGGATTGGTCAGCAAAAGTTGTGACTGGCGAATATATTATTATTGAAGCATACCAGAAAGTGGATCCTGATACATACTCAGATGTATGGGGTGACAGATGGCTTCAACGATATGCAACAGCACAAATTAAAAAACAGTGGGGCGAAAATTTAAAAAAGTTTGAAGGTCTCCAAATGCCGGGTGGTCTGACATTCAACGGTCAAAAAATTTGGGATGAAGCAACAGATGAAATAACAGCATTAGAAGCTGAGATGATATCTTCATATTCATTACCTGTATCTGATATGATTGGATAATCATGGCACGAAATAGGCACTTCAATCAATATTCAACATCCACTGAACAAAATGTTTATGAAGATTTGATTATTGAAGCTATAAAGATTTATGGTGTACCAGCTTATTATTTACCAAGAACACATGTCAATCTTGACAAACTTTATGGCGAAGATGGTTCAATGTATTTTGATGATGCTATAGAACTTGAAATGTATATTAAAACATTTGACGGCTTTCAAGGTCAATTGGATTTCATATCAAAGTTTGGTTTGCAAGTCGATGAACAAATTACATTTTCATTGCCGCAAAAAAGATTTCAACAGGCAATGAAACCATGCCTCATGACGGAATATAATTACAATCTTTTGCTTGAAGATGGTAATGAATTGCTGTTTCAAGATGAAGAACTATCACAGATAGATGGCAGAAAAAACTCAGATTACGATTATTCAGGTATCTACAGACCAAGAGAGGGTGACTTAATTTGGTTGCCTTTGGTAAAATCAATGTATGAAATTAAATTTTGTGAAGATAATGAATACTTTTTTCAATTAGGTAAAACATATACATACGAATTACGATGTGATAGATTTGATTACTCAGCAGAAGTTATTGATACTGACGTTTCAGACATTGACGAAATCGAAGACTCCTACAGTCTCGCTACAAATGTCCTTGATGAATTGTTAATGGAAGATGGATATAAATTAGTCCATCAAGATTTAAGTAGTATTCTACTAGAAGGATATTTCTTTGAAAATAGAGCAAATACAGCAGATAATGATTTCATTACATCACAAATTAATGATGATGACATTTTAGATTTTAGCGAAGCGAATCCATTTGCTTCAACTAAGGAGTGGTAAATGATATTCGGTCATGATTTCTATCACGGCACGCTACGTCGATATATTATAATGTTTGGAAATATCTTCAATGAAATTCAAGTTGAGCGATATGATTCAAATGGGAGCGTCATACAAAACGTGAATGTTCCTATAGAATATGGACCAAAACAAAAATTTATTCGTAGAGTTACAACTGATCCTCAAATCGGAAGAGAACAATTTAGCACACAACTTCCACGATTAGGATTTGAAATGAACGGTATAACTTATGCTCCAGCAAGAAAATTAAACACCGGATTTAAGATAAAAAAGAATTTAAATCCTGATGCAATAAACTTTACAAGCGTATATTCTCCAGTTCCTTACGATATGAATTTTACACTGAGTGCGTTGGTAAGAAATGCTGAAGACGGAACGCAAATTATAGAAAAAATTATACCATTTTTTGCACCAGATTTCACTGTTACGATGAAAGTTTTGCCAAGTCTGTCGCTGAATATGGACATTCCTATAGAACTTTTATCAATTTCTTCCGAAGATACATACGAAGGAGATTTTGATTCTCGCAGAATCATTAGTTGGGACTTATCATTTGTCGTAAAAGGATACTTATTTGGACCAGTTACAACAAATAGATATATCGGTAATGCTACAATTAACATTAAGAATGATTCAAAAAGCGTAACAGAACCAGCACTCGTAAGTACAACATCCATAGTTTCAAACTCCGATTTTGGATTTTCAACAACATTGACAACACCATGAAAACTCCCGTAGACAAAAAATTAAGCGATGCATTGGATATACCTTATATTGAAAATAGCCCTAAAGAATATCCTGTCGCATCTATTATGGAAAAACAGAATGATTCTATTGACGATGATTTTGAATATGCTCGGGACAATCTTCGCCATTTTATTGAACGTGGTAAAGAGGCTATGGAAGATGCTCTTTATTTGGCCAAAGACGTAGAATCTCCAAGAGCATTTGAAGTTGTCGGTCAACTTATCAAAACATTAGCAGAAACAAATAAAGATTTATTAGAACTTTCTAAGAAAGTCAAAGAAATCAAACACAAAGAAGAAGACAAGCAACCAAGTCATGTAACCAACGCTTTATTTGTAGGTAGTACAGCAGAGTTACAGAAATTGCTCAAAGGTAATGGCTAAGAAAATTTATTTAGGAAATCCGCTCCTCAAAGCAGCGGGTGTTTCAGTACCGTTTACAAAAGAGAACATCGAAGAATATATTAAGTGTTCAGAGGATTACATTTACTTTATTGAAAAATATTGTAAAATTGTAACATTAGATTATGGTTTGCAGCCGTTCAATCTTTACGATTGTCAGAAAGAAAAACTGGATATAATCCATAACAACCGGAAAGTCATTCTGATGGAGCCACGGCAGCAAGGAAAGACTACAACTTCGGCTGCATATATTCTTTGGTACACACTTTTTCAGGGCAGCAAAACTGTAGCAATCCTTGCAAACAAAGCAACAGCAGCAAGAGAAGTTTTATCACGTTATCAACTTATGTACGAACACCTTCCGCAATGGTTGCAGCAAGGCGTCAAGACATGGAACAAAGGTGACATTGCACTTGAAAATGGATCGATTGTTTTCACAGCAGCAACAAGTCGCCAGGGTATTCGTGGTAAGTCTGTTAATTTATTGTATGTTGACGAAACAGCAATTATACCAAATAATATAGCAGAAGAATTCTTTACAGCAGTTTCACCAACCATTTCTGCTGGTTCTACAACCAAAATTCTACTATCTTCTACACCTCTTGGATACAACCACTTCTGGAAATTCTGGAACGATGCTGAAAAGAAGAGAAACGATTTTGTACCATTGTTTATACCATACTGGAAGATACCTGGGCGTGATGAGAAATGGGCTGAAGAACAGCGTAGACAGTTGGGTAATCTTAAGTTTAACCAAGAGATTCTTTGTGCATTCTTAGGATCAAGTCTGACATTAATTGATGCAGATTCTATAGCACAGATGTCAGCAGGTAGTCCAATTTACAGTAAAGATGGTTTAGATGTTTATGATAAAGTAGAACGTGATCATTCTTATGTGTTGGTTGCCGATGTTGCAAAAGGTGTCGGTGGAGACTATTCAGCATTTACAGTGCTTGATGTAACTGAAATGCCTTATCGTCAAGTTGGTAAATTCAGAGACAATACAATCAGTCCACTATTATACCCTTCTATGATTTATAAAGTTGCTAAAGAATATAACAGTGCTTGGGTACTCATTGAAACCAACACTTCAGAGCAAGTAGCAGAAATTCTACATAGTGAATATGAATATGAGAACATTATATTCGTCAATCGAACACCACAGGGTCAAGTTGTTTCGGGTGGATTTGGTGGTGGTAAGACACAATTGGGCGTGAATACAGATAAAAAAGTCAAACGGATTGGCTGTATGAATTTTAAATCGCTTGTTGAAGGCAAGAAAATGCTGATTCAAGATGCGGATACCATTGCGGAAATTTCAACATTTATTGAACGAAAAAATAGTTACAGTGCAGACGAAGGCTATCATGATGATTTAGTCATGCCACTGGTGCTCTTTTCTTGGCTTACAACCAATCCATATTTTAAAGAACTAACAAATACCAATATAAGAAAAGAATTGTACGAACAAAGAATGAAAGCAATCGAGGATGAAGTCACTCCATTTGGAATTATTAATGATGGCCACGATGAAGATAGAATTGTTGATGGTTCCGGTCAACTTTGGGAAATAGATAGAGACTTGGAAAGGCGAGAAAAAGACTTCTTCAGATTATAAAATTGCGTTTTTTATAAATAAAATAAACAAATCGCAAGATTGAATATCATTATAACAAGGAGAATATAAATGGCAATCAGTCTAGTTTCACCTGGAGTAAAGGTTACTGAAAGAGACTTTACTTCCGTAGCGCCATCTACTGGTACTGTTGCTGGTGCCTTTACGGGACAATTCCGTTGGGGTCCAGTGAACGAAGTCACTCAAATTACAAGTGAAAATGAATTGGCAACAAAATTTGGTAAGCCAAATTCAAACTGTATCGTTGATTTTCTTTGTGCCGGTAACTTTCTAAATTATACTGGAAATCTCTATGTAGTTAGAGCAGCGAATACCACTACAGCATTTAATGCAGTGTCTACTGGCTCAGCCACGCTTGTTGAAAATATTGACGATTATAATAATACGACATCATTTAATAATGGATTATGGATTGCTAAGTATCCAGGCGCATTAGGCAATTCACTTAAAGTTTCCGTATGTTCATCAGCAAATGCTTGGCAAAGCGACCTTTCTGGAACTTATGCCACTACAGCAGCATCCACTTTAGTTGTAGGAACAAGTTCAGCAGCAAACACTGAAATGAGAGTTGGAGACTATTTCGTATGTGAAGGTCGTTCAATTAAAGTTGCTTCGATTACTAATACTACACATTTCACGCTCACTTCAGCGTATCCTGTGACATTAACAGGCGTAACAGGAAAACGTCGTTGGGAATATTACGATGAATTCGCAGCAGCACCAGGTACTTCAGCTAGTGCAGCCTCAGCAAATGCATTGTATGATGAACTTCACGTAGCAGTTGTTGATGAAGATGCTGCAATCACAGGAACAATTGGTCTTGTTTTAGAAAAATACGAAGGTCTTTCAAAAGGTGTTGATGCACGTTCACCAGACGGCGGTACAAATTATTATAAAGATGTAATTAACGCACGTTCACAGTATATTTACTGGGTAGGGCATGATTCAACAAATACAAATCCTGATTCTGCTACTGCATGGGGCACTTCACTTATCAATGCAGGTGCATTTGGTAGAAATTCAAATACAATCAATTTTAGTTTAAGTGGCGGTGCAGATGGCACAGACATTGGCGACACAGAAAGACTTTCAGGCTACGATAAATTCGAAAGTAAAGAATCTGTTGAAGTTAGCGTTATAATTGCTGGTCAGTCATCAAATACCGTTATTAATTCTTTAATTTCAGACATTGCTGAAATCAGAAAAGATGCTATCGTTACGTTCTCACCACCAAAATCATATGTTGTAAACGTGCCAAGTCCACTTGCAAATCTTGAAACATGGTTTGGTGGAATCACACGTTCTACATACGGCTTTGCTGATACAGGCTGGAAATATCAATACGATAGATATAACGATACATACGTTTATGTTCCATTAAATCCAGATATTGCTGGAGTTATTGCACGTAACGATGGTACAAGAGATCCTTGGCTTTCACCAGCAGGAACAACAAATGGCGTTATTTCAAATGTTGTAAAACTTGCTTACAATCCAAGCCCAACAGATAGAGATGCGCTATATAAAATCTCAGTAAATGCTGTACTCAATAAAGTTGGTCGTGGCACAGTTTTATATGGTGACAAAACATTTATTACAAAGAATCAATCACTCAATCGAATTAACGTTCGTAAATTGTTTATTGAACTTCAGAAAACAATTACTGCTACTGCTGAAAGTATTCTATTCGATCAAAATGATGCAACAACAAGATCAACGTTTGTTAATCTTGTAACACCATATCTAAGAAGTGTTCAAGCAAGACGTGGTATTGTTGATTTCAGAGTTATATGTAATGAAACAAATAACACTGAAGACATTGTAAATTCAAATGGATTTGTTGCTGATATCTTTGTACAACCAATTGGATCAGTCAACTTCATTCAATTGAACTTTGTTTCTGTTAGAGGTGCAGCCGCTTTCGCTGAAATTGGCGCTTAAATAGAAATAGAGTAAAGGAGAAACAATATGGCATTTACAATTCAAGCGTTTAGGGAGGCATTAGGAGCAGGTTCACGTCCGAACCTGTTTCTTGTCAAAGTTAATCCACCAGCAGCGTTCACTTTTACTGGATTTGAATATGTTTGCCGTTCAGCATCTCTACCATCAGCAACCGTTGGATTAATTGAAGTTGCAACGGTAGGTGGTAGAAGATTAAAAATGGGTGGTGATAGACAGTTTGCTGAGTGGACAACAACGGTACTCAATGACGAAAATTTTTACATTCGATCAAGATTTGAGGAATGGCAATCAACAATATCCAAAACTAATTACAATTTACCTTCTGTGGGCAATAGAACAGTTGGAACAGGAACTCTCGTTTCAGGCACCGTTGAAATATTTCAATTAGATGCCGATGGTAATTCTGTTGGGCCAAATGCTGAGTATAAATTAATTAATTGTTGGCCCAGCGATATATCATCTATTGATCTGTCTTTTGATACAACAGATACCGTCGAAGAATTTACAGTTACTTGGTCTTACGATTATTATCTCGTAGGCGATGAAGCTAATATAAATTTATAATAAAAGGAAAATAAAATGGCACTATCGACGATTTCAAATTTAAAAGAACAGTTAGGAATTGGTGCTAGACCAAATCTATTTGAAATTACTTTTTTATGGCCTTCAAGTGTTGGTGTAAATATTATATCAGCGGCCAATAGAGCAAAATATCTATGTAAATCAGCAGCGATACCAGCATTCACATTAGGTGTTATTGAAGTTCCTTATCGTGGTGGTAGAAGAATTAAAGTTCCTGGAGATAGAACGTTTGCAGACTGGACAGCAACATTTATTTCTGACGATGCTCATACACTTAGAGGATTATTCAATCAATGGGTAAGCTACATCAAATTAAATAACTATGATAATGAAGCAATTAGACCAACAGGATCATCTGGTTTTGATTATATGGTTGATTTAAGAGTTGATCATTTAAAACAAGATAATACAGTTTCCAGATCATATCAATTATTTGAATGTTTTCCTACGGATATTGGCGCTATTGATTTATCTTATGATTCATCTGATACAATTTCTGAATTTACAGTTACATTCCAGTATCATTCATTGACGGCTGTAAGTAATGGTTCAATTTCAGATGAAACTGAAGTAAATTCAGCGGCATCGGTATGATGTTATAAGAAACTTTTCGCAACGAATAAATAGTTGCGTAATAGTTATTCACAAGAGGGGCTATTACGCCCCTTTTCATTTTAAAGAGAGACTTAAATGGCAATTCGTTTATTTGGTTTTAAAATTGGAAAAGATGAGCCAGAACAATCACAAGTACAATCATTTGTGCCTAAAGCGGAAGATGATGGTGCTGTTGCAATATCAGCAGGCGGAATCTATGGTACATATGTTGACTTAGAAGGTCAAATACGTTCCGACTCTGAACTCATCAATAAGTATCGTGAAATGGCTATGCAGCCAGAGTGTGATTTAGCGATTGATGATATAGTTAACGAAGCGATTGTATACGAAGAACATAAGTATCCTGTTGAAATTGTACTGGACGAACTTAAACAGCCAGAATCAATCAAAAAGAAAATTCGTGATGAATATACACACATTATGAAACTTCTTGATTTCAATAATATGGGCTATGACATTTTTCGACGCTGGTACATTGATGGACGATTATACTATCACATGATTATTGATGAAAAATCTCCACGCTCAGGTCTTCGTGAGATTCGTTACATTGATCCAAGAAAGATTCGCAAAGTCCGTGAGTCAGTAAAGAAGAAAGATACAACTGGTATTGCACAAATTTATACTAAACCAAATGAGTATTATATTTTTTCAGACAAAGGTTTTGCAAAAGATGGTGCACAAGGTCTTAAGATAGCAGCAGATTCCATTTGCTATGTTCATTGCGGTCAGTTTGATAAAGATGGTAAAGTTGTTATATCACATCTACATAAGGCAATCAAGCCACTGAATCAGTTAAGAATGCTTGAAGATGCTACAGTCATTTACAGAATCTCAAGAGCACCTGAACGAAGAATTTTTTATATCGATGTCGGTAATTTACCTAAAATAAAAGCAGAGCAATATCTCCGTGAGATTATGCAAAAATACAAGAACAAACTTGTCTATGATGCACAAACTGGTGAAATTCGTGATGATAGAAGATTTCAAACAATGCTTGAAGATTTCTGGTTGCCACGTAGAGAAGGTGGTAAAGGTACAGAAATTACAACGCTTCCTGCTGGTCAAAATCTAGGTGAGATTGAAGACGTTCTATACTTTCAAAAGAAACTTTATAAATCATTGAACGTACCAATTTCAAGATTAGAATCGGATCAAGGTTTCTCTTTAGGTCGTGCAAGTGAAATCTCTAGAGATGAAATCAAGTTTTCAAAATTTGTTTCAAGACTGCGCTTGCGTTTTACACATTTATTTGATAAACTTTTAGAAACACAATTACTTCTTAAGGGTATATGCACAAGGGCAGAATGGCTTCAACTCAAAGAAGAAATCAATTATGATTTCATTTCTGATTCTTATTTTGTAGAACTGAAACAATCTGAAATTATGAAAGATAGACTTGGACTGCTCGGTGAAATTGATCCGTATGTAGGTAAATATTTTTCCGTTGCTTATATTCGTAAGAACATTCTTCGTCAATCTGAAGATGAAATCAAAGATATGGACAAAGAAATGGAAGAAGATAAAGCAAATATGGAAGATGAACCGATGGAGCCAGTTCAACCTCCACCACCTTCACCGCCACCTCCTCAAGAAGTCGTTGTGAGTGTAAAAAAAGAAAATCTAGAATCTAGAAAATTTGATGATAGTGACCAAAAAGATTTAGCAAAATCTATGACTAGATTTTTTGATACATTAACAGAAGAGACAAGAAATGAGCGAGGAGAAAAGTAATCTTCATGTAAAAGCAATTGATGAAGCGTTATCTATAGCAACTTCTATAGCATATACAAAAAAAGAAGTTGATAAACTTTTAAAACGACTAGAATCTTTAGAAGAATACGCAAAAACAATTGTTGAATCAGGTGCAATAAAAGATCCTACTGATCAGGAAGGACTCGTTCGTGTTTTAAAAGGTGATAGAGGCGAAATTGGTCCACGTGGATTTTCTGGTGAAAAAGGTGATACTGGCGAGCAAGGTCCTCAAGGTATCCAGGGTCCGCAAGGTAAGAAAGGTGAGACAGGTTCACGTGGTCCTAAAGGAGACAAAGGTCTTCCTGGAATTCAAGGTCCAAAAGGTGAAAAGGGAGATAAAGGCGAAAAAGGTGATAAAGGTGATTCTGGCAGAGATGCTGATACCAAAGAATTTGAAAAAGATTTTAAAAACTTTAAATCATTAGTTCTCAAAGATGTTGTTCAATACAAAAATAAAGTCAATGCTATAATATCTAAAAATATTGTAGGCGGTAGTTCTGGTGGTGGTGAAGTTAATTTTCGTTGGCTAGATGATGTTGACCGTGATAGTATTCAAGAAGGTTATGTTCTTTCTTATAACAACGCAACTAAAAAATTTACTTTTATACAACAAACTGGCACAGGAGAAGGTGGTCCAGCTTTTAGAAATGTTTTAGTAAACAATACCGATTTAGTTACAGCGAATTCTACAAACGCTACATTGAGTGTTGTATCTGGTAATAATTTAATTATAACAACAGACACGGTAGCAGACTCTTTAACATTTGATGTTGATTTAACTGGATATGCAGTTAATACTACAGTATATCAAATTTGGAATACATCAAATTCAGCATATGACCAAGCCAACAACGCAAATTCTTTAGCTCAAGCGGCATATGATTATGCTAATACAATTATTTTATTTAAAACAATATCAGTAACAGGACAAGATGATATAGTTGCTGATTCAAATACTGATACATTAACTATTGCTGCTGGCAATAATATTGTTATTACTACTGATGCGAGCACTGACACACTAACAATTTCTTCACCATTCCTTGATACAATCAATGCAATTTTTGCTGATACAAAAGAGCCAATGGGAATTGTTGAAAGAACAGATTCCGCTATATCATTTAATGATGTATCAAGGACATTTACTATATCACCAGTTAGTGCATCATATTACATTTACACTAAAGGTATCAAAAGACAGATTACAAATAGCAGATCCGTCACTATACCAAATACAACAGGTCTTTATTACATTTATTTTGATCCTAGTGGTGTTCTTCAATATAGAACAACATTTTTTGATTGGGATGATGATTGTATGGTTGCTTATGTGTATTGGAATCAAAATACACAAACAGCGCCGTTTGTTGCAGATGAACGTCACGGCATTACTTTAGATTGGCAGACGCACGAATATTTGCATCGTACAAGAGGTGCAGCGATTGCAAATGGTTTTGGTGCTACAAATTATATAGTTAATGGCGATGGTTCTCTTGATACACACCTTCAAATTGATATTCAGGATGGTACGTTTTTTGATGAAGATTTGCAAGTTGATATCACGCATTCAAACACACCGACAGCAAATACATGGGAACAAGACTTGCAAGGCCCCGCAAGAATTCCAATGTTTTATTTAAGCAATGATGCTTGGGTGATTGATACACCAACTAACTTTCCAATTAAACAAGGATCTGCAAGACCACAATATAATCAATTCAGCGGTGGTACATGGTCTACCGTAGACATTGATAACAATAAATTTGGTGTAACTTTTATTGTTGCAACAAACAACATCAATTATCCTGTTATAGGTATTATTGGTCAAGATCAAAGGTCTAACATAGGTGATGCTGAAGGAATTCAATTCTCAGATTTGATTCTTACGGGATTTCCTGTTGTTGAAATGCGTCCGTTATACAAACTTGTTTACGAATGCAAAACAAGTTATATAAACAGCGTCAATGCAAGATTAGTTTCTGTTTGGGATTTAAGAAGTTTTAATTCTATAACAACTTTACCAGCAACTTTGAGTGATCATGGTTTACTTACGGGCCTTACGGACGATGATCATCCACAATATTTGCTAAGAACTGATGCAAATAGCATATATGATACAGCAAACACTGCAAACAGTTTAGCACAAGCAGCTTATGATTACGCAAATACAATTACTTCATTTAAATATTGGAATGTAAATTCAAATCCAGGATTGACTGCTGTTGGTTTAGACACAGTAAATTTTTTAGCTGGTACTGGTATAACAATTACAGCGAATAGTATAAATCAATCAATAAGATTTGATTCGATAAATAGCATAACACCTTCCAATAACGCAATCATTGAACTTGATTTTGGATCTTTTACTTCACCTACAGCCGGTCTTACAGTTGATTTTGGTTCTTTTGTATAAGGATATATATGTCTGGTCTTAAACTTAGAAGAGGAACGAATGCTGAAAGATTGTCGATAACTCCGGCTGAAGGCGAACTCATCTATTCAACCGACACTAAAACAGTTTTTATTGGTGATGGAAGTACAGTTGGTGGTATTACAGTAGGTGTTTCAGCGAATGTAACATTTACAACAGCTAATGTAGATGTACTTACAGCAAATACAATTAATGTTACAGATTTAAATATGTCGGGTAATATTATACCGACAGTTGATTCAGTTTATAACATTGGTTCCAGTTCTTACAGATTTAAAGATTTATTTTTAAGTGGTAATACAATAAATCTCGGCGGTTCAACATTTTCAACAAATTCAAATAGCGGAGTTATAGGAATTGTTCCTAACTCAACTATATCTAATCCTAATCCTACTGCACTTATTGTAACAAGTAATGGTAATATTTTTACAAGCAATACAACAGGCGGTATTATAGACTATAACTATGTAGAATCGCTTTTAGACACTGGTATAAATTTAGTTCCTGGCGAAACATTAGATTTAAAAATTGAAGTTGAAAATGTCAATAATACGAGCGCCACTTCAAATACAATATCAAACGTAGGCAAAATTCAATTCAATATTGATGACGGTTTAAATGTAATTCCTAGTGGAAATACAAGTCAAGTGAGATTGAGTCAACCGTTAAAAGTTACATCTGATGTAACTTTTAATACAGTTCAGCATAGCGGCCTTGTAATGACACAAGGAACAAATATTGATCAATATTATGAAACAAGCGTGAGTTTACAAATTACTGATTCCTGGCAAGACACAGCTATTAAATCAACATCTTTACCGACTGGAACATATGTTGTTCAAGTTTTTGCAAACGACAACTTAGTTGGTGGAGAACATTATAACGAATATTACTCTGGACTTATGTCATGGTTTTCTTCGGATACAGATTCAACAATCTTTGATGAAATCGTTTTGCATCGTGCAGGGCGAGGTCCAGGTTCTGGTGTTCTATTCTTAAGAGTTCAACGCACCGAAACATCTGATAGTGATGATTTGAAACTTCAAATATCTGGCACTATCAACACTTCCGGAGCAGTGCTTTATACGTTCAAGTTTAGAAGATTATTATAAATAATAAAAAACCTAATCAAAGGTAGGAGAAAATTATGACATTTAAGGTCAAAAGTGGTATCAAGGTTAACAGCGTAGATGTTGTTAATTCAGCTGGATACTGGATAGGTTCGACAATAACAAATGATAAAACAACCGCGGCCTCAGCGAACGGCGCTTCTACCATTGTTCTTAGAGATGCTTCTGGTAGTTTTAGCGCAAACGCTATAACATCAACAACAATATCTGGTAATGGCTCAGCACTTACAGATTTAAATGCGTCCAATATATCATCAGGTACTTTGGCAAACGCTAGAACAACGGCAGCTTCAGCAAATGGTGCTTCAACGATTGTTGCAAGAGATGCGGCTGGAAATTTTAGCGCAAATCAAATTACTGGTACATTAATTACAACAACACAATCAAATATTACTCAAGTAGGAATTTTGAACGGCCTTACTGTATCAGGTCATATTTTACCAGATGCTAATGTAACTTACGATCTAGGTGATGACACACATAGATTCAGAGATTTATATCTTTCAGGCAGTTCCTTAAAAATTGGTGGTACAACTTTAACAACGTCTGATGCTGACTTAACGATATCAGGAAATGTTATAGCAACTTATATTATAGGTAATGGGTTAACTCTTACAAATTTAAATGCATCAAACGTAACATCAGGAACTTTATCAAATGATAGAACAACTGCTGCTTCAGCAAACGGCGCTTCAACGATTGTTGCTAGAGATGCTTCTGGTTCATTTACAGCTAATGCTATAACATCAACAACAATTTCTGGTAATGGTGCAGCACTTACAGATTTAAATGCGTCAAATGTATCAACTGGCACACTGGACAATGCTAGAACAACCGCCGCTTCAGCAAACGGCGCTTCAACAATTGTCGCAAGAGATGCATCAGGATCATTCACAGCTAATGCTATAACATCAACAACAATTTCTGGTAATGGTTCAGCATTAACAAATTTAAATGCATCTAACGTAGCAACTGGAACATTAGATAACGCAAGAACAACAGCAGCATCAGCAAATGGTGCTTCGACTATTGTTGCAAGAGATGGTTCAGGATCTTTTGCTGCAAATGCTATAACAGCGACAACGTTTTCAGGTAACGGAGCAGCACTTACAGATTTAAATGCATCTAACGTATCAACAGGCACATTAGATAACGCTAGAACAACAGCAGCATCAGCAAATGGTGCTTCTACCATCGTTGCTAGGGATGCTTCTGGTTCATTCGCAGCAAATGTTATAACGAGTACAACATTATCAGGAACTCATGTAGGTAATGGTGCAGCATTAACAAATTTAGATGCATCAAATATTTCAACAGGAACTTTAGCAAACGCTAGAACATCAGCCGCATCCGCTAACGGTGCATCCACAATTGTCGCAAGAGATGGTTCAGGATCTTTTGCTGCAAACGCTATAACGGCTACCACATTCTCTGGCAACGGCGCAGCGTTAACAAATCTAGACGCATCAAATATATCAACAGGCACATTAGATAACGCTAGAACAACCGCTGCTTCAGCAAACGGCGCTTCAACGATAGTTCTTAGAGATGCTGCTGGAGCATTTTCAGCGGGTAATGTAACAGTCAATGATCTGAGTGTTGACGGTAATACTGTTATTACAGGAAATCTAACTGTTAATGGTACAACTACAACGGTTAATTCAAATCAAGTTGACATTGGTGACAGCGTTTTATTGTTGAACAGTGATGAGACTGGTTCTCCGTCACAAGACGCAGGTATTGAAGTTGAGCGTGGCACATCAACAAACGTTAAATTTTTATGGAACGAATCTAGTGATCGTTGGAACTTTACAAATAATGGTACTAATTATTATAATGTACCTATTCCGGTTGAATATGATACATATTCTATATCAACTACAACAGCGACATCTGGTGCAAATCTTACACTAACAGCATTGACAAGTGGTGCAACGAGTAATGTAAACTTTGTTGGCGCTGGAACAGTCACAGTAAGCAAATCTGGTGATAATATTGTATTTACAGGTGCAGGTTCTTTAGAATCATCTACATCTGGCATAACAACAGGATCAGCAACAATTGTTGATAGTTTTGCGATTGCTACATATCGAACGGCAGAATATACATACCATATAAAAACTACAACAGGCACACCATATTTTTCAACTGGAAAAATTCATGTTGTACATGATGATACAAACGTATATATATCAGAATATGGTATCGTATCGACTAATGTAAATGATGATTTAGTAATCTTCACTGCAAACATTAGTTCCGGAAATCTAAGACTTTTTGCTCAAGGAACTAATGCAACTATCACAGTGAAACTAGTAGGAACAAATTACAGCACAGTGTAACACAATATAGACCTCTGAGTTTATAACTAATGGGACGAGGTAATGGCAAATTTTAAAGTCAAAGAAGCCGTTTCGGCTTTACATTTTGTTGGTTCTGGTAATACCTTAACCAACATAAATGCTTCTAATGTATCTTCAGGTACATTGAGTGCTGATAGATTAGCGACATCAGGTGCAACAGCAGGTACTTATGGTTCAGCATCAGCAGTACCACAAATTGTTGTGGACACTAAAGGTAGAGCAACAAGTGTAGCAAACGTAAACATTGCTATTAGTTCAAATGCAGTTTCTGGTTTAGCAACATCGGCGACTACTGATACAACAAATGCATCTAATATATCTTCCGGAACTTTAGCAAACGCAAGAACAACAGCATCTTCAGCGAACGGCGCTTCTACTATTGTGCTCAGAGATGGTGCTGGATCATTTTCAGCGAACGTTATTACAGCTACAACATTTAGTGGTGATGGATCAGCATTAACAAATATAAATGCCTCAACTCTTACAAATATAAATGCTTCTAATGTATCTTCAGGTACATTGAGTGCTGATAGATTAGCGACATCAGGTGCAACAGCAGGTACTTATGGTTCAGCATCAGCAGTACCACAAATTGTTGTGGACACTAAAGGTAGAGCGACAAGTGTAGCCAATGTCTCAATTGCAATTAGTTCAAATGCAGTTTCTGGTTTAGCAACATCAGCGACGACTGATACAACAAATGCATCTAATATATCTTCCGGAACTTTAAATGCTGCAAGACTTCCAACATCAGGTGCAACAGCAGGTACTTATGGTTCAGCATCAGCAGTACCACAAATTGTTGTTGATACATATGGTAGAGCGACAAGTGTAGCCAATGTCTCAATTGCAATTAGTTCAAATGCAGTTTCTGGTTTAGCAACATCAGCGACGACTGATACAACAAATGCATCTAATATTTCAAGTGGAACTTTAAATGCCGCAAGACTTCCAACATCAGGTGTCAGTGCAAACACTTATGGATCATCGTCATCTGTACCACAAATTGTTGTGGACACATATGGTAGAGCGACAAGTGTAGCCAATGTCTCAATCGCAATTTCATCTGGTGCTGTTTCAGGCTTAGCATCATCAGCGACGACTGATACAACAAATGCATCCAACATATCTTCCGGAACTTTAGCAAACGCTAGAACTAGTGCAGCATCAGCTAATGGTGCTTCTACCATTGTTGCTAGAGATGCTTCAGGATCTTTTACAGCAAACGTTATAACATCAACAACTATTTCTGGTAATGGCGCATTATTAACAACACTAAATGCATCCAACATATCTTCCGGAACTTTAAATGCTGCAAGACTTCCAACATCAGGTGCAACAGCAGGTACTTATGGTTCAGCATCAGCAGTACCACAAATTGTTGTTGATACATATGGTAGAGCGACGAGTGTAGCCAATGTCTCAATTGCAATTTCATCTGGTGCTGTTTCAGGCTTAGCATCATCAGCTACAACAGATACCACAAATGCATCTAATATATCCTCAGGTACTTTAGCAAACGCTAGAACAACTGCTACGGCATCTAATACGGCATCAACAATTGTTTTGAGAGATGCGTCAGGAGCATTTTCAGCAGGTAATGTAACTCTTCAAGATTTAACTGTAACAGGAAACGTATCATTCACAGGTAACGTTATTTCCGTAACTGCAAATAATCTTGTGATTGAAGATAACATTATTCAATTAGGAAAAGATAATCTAACCGATGCAGTTGATATTGGTTTTATTGGACATTATCGAAGACTTTCGGATAGTGCAAATGTACATGCTGGCTTGTTTAGGGATGCTTCAGACGGTATATGGAAGTTTTTTGAAAATTATCCTATTGAGCCTGGAACAAACACAAACATTGATACATCAAATACACAATTTAGAATTGCAAACTTAACAGCAAATACAATTACTGCAAGTACAGGATTCTCTGGTAGTGGCGCATCATTAACAACACTAAATGCATCCAACATATCTTCCGGAACTTTAAATGCCGCAAGACTTCCAACATCAGGTGCAACAGCAGGTACTTATGGTTCAGCATCAGCAGTACCTCAGGTTGTCGTTGACACATACGGTAGAGCAACAAGTGTAGCAAACGTAAACATTGCCATTAGTTCAGGTGCAGTTTCTGGTTTAGCATCGTCAGCTACAACTGATACAACAAATGCATCAAACATATCCTCAGGTACTTTAAATGCTGCAAGACTTCCAACATCAGGTGTCAGTGCAAACACTTATGGATCAGCATCATCTGTACCACGAATTGTTGTTGATACATACGGTAGAGCGACGAGTGTAGCAAACGTAAACATTGCAATTAGTTCAAGTGCAGTTTCAGGATTAGCAGCATCAGCGACAACAGATACCACAAATGCATCTAATATATCTTCAGGTACTTTAGCAAACGCTAGAACTAGTGCAGCATCAGCTAATGGTGCTTCAACGATTGTTGCTAGAGATGCTTCAGGATCTTTTACTGCCAATAACATAACCGCTACAAAATTTTTTGGTGATGGATCATCTTTGACAGGTATAGGAGGTGGATCGTCAGTATTTAATGTATGTGGATCAAATAATATAGTAAGTTGCATAAGTGGAATCGGTGGTACCGGAACAAATAACTTCTTTGCTGGTCAATGTGCTGGTGTCTGTAACACCACTGGTAATCATAATATTTTCATTGGTCAAAATGCTGGTGTCTGTAACACGACTGGCGGCTATAATATTTTCTTAGGTTTGTGTGCTGGTCGCATTAACACCGCTTCTGAAAATATTTTTATTGGTTCTTTATCTGGTTGTTGTAATACCATTGGATGTGGTAATATTTACATTGGTATTAATAGTGGACGACATGGAACTTATGCTAGACATAATAACTTCATTGGTCGTCAAGCAGGTTTCTGTAATATTGGTGGCGCTTATAATAATTTCTTTGGTTGTAGTGCTGGTTACAGTAACACCACTGGCAATCATAATAATTTCATTGGTAAAGGTAGTGGTTACTATAACACCACTGGCCGTAGTAATAATTTCTTTGGTTTATTTGCTGGTTACAAGAACACCACTGGCGCTTATAATAATTTCTTTGGTTATTATGCTGGTTACTGTAATACCACTGGCTGCCATAATGTTTTCATTGGTCAATGCGCTGGTTACAGTAACACAACTGGCGGTTGGAATAACTTTTTTGGTCTAAATGCTGGTCGCTGTAATACCACTGGTCGTTATAATAATTTCTTTGGTTGTGGTGCTGGTTCATTTAACACCACTGGCCAGAATAATAATTTCTTTGGTTATTATGCTGGTTACCGTAACACCACTGGCCGTTATAATAATTTCTTTGGACGATCAGCAGGAAAATATAACACCAATGGTCGTTATAATAATTTCTTTGGTATAAATGCTGGTTACTGTAACACCACTGGCTGTCACAATAATTTCATTGGTTACCAAGTTGGTTCCTATAACACCACAGGATCTCATAATAACTTCTTTGGTAACAGTGCTGGTTTCAAAAACACCACTGGCAGTGGTAACTTCTTTGCTGGTCAATGTACTGGTGCCTGCAATACCACTGGTGGTTATAATAATTTCTTTGGTCGTGATGCTGGTAGTAGTAATACAACTGGCGGCTGTAATAATTTTTTTGGATATTTTGCTGGAACATGTAATACCACAGGCACTTATAATAATTTCTTTGGTCCTCTTGCTGGCTATTACAATACGACGGGTAATTGTAACAATTTTATTGGTGCTTGGGCCGGCGGAAATAATACCACAGGTATCAATAACAATTTTATTGGCGCTGAAACGGGTCGATACAATACATCTGGAAATGATAATAATTTTTTTGGTTTCAATACAGGCTATAATAATACAATCGGTAGTAATAATATTTTCATAGGCAATCGTACAGGCTATAGTAATTCTACGGGAAGTCATAACTTCTTTGCTGGTAATTGTGCTGGTTATTCCAATACCACCGTCTCCAATAATATTTTTATAGGTAATCAAGCGGGAAGGTCTAACACGCTTGGCAGTTCTAATATTTTCTTTGGTTTATGTGCAGGTTATAGCAATACCTCTGGCAGTAATAATAATTTCTTTGGTTTGTTTGCTGGTCTATGTAACACCACTGGCTGTAGTAATAATTTCTTTGGTTCATGTGCTGGTCGCAGTAACACCACTGGCTGTTTTAATAATTTCTTTGGTTTATTTGCTGGTCTATGTAACACCACTGGCAGTAATAATAATTTCTTTGGTTGCAATGCTGGTCGCAACAATACCACTGGCACTTTTAATAATTTCTTTGGTCGTGGTGCTGGTCTATGTAACACCACTGGCAGTAACAATAATTTCTTTGGTGTCACCAGTGGATGTAATAACACCACTGGCAGGTATAATAATGTCTTTGGTTCATCTGCTGGTCGCTATATGACCACTGGCTGTTATAATAATTTCTTTGGTCTAAATGCTGGTTACTGTAATACCACTGGCTGCCATAATGTTTTCATTGGTGTTTATGCTGGTTACTCTAACACCACTGGCAATAATAATGTTTTCATTGGTAATCGTGCTGGTTACTATAACACCACTGGCGCTAATAATAATTTCTTTGGTAACAATGCTGGTTACTGTAACACCACTGGATGTCATAACTTCTTTGCAGGTTTTTCTTCAGGTTTTGCTAACACCACAGGCACTTTTAATAATTTTTTAGGATGTAATAGTGGTTTTCGTAACACCACTGGCTCTAGTAATAATTTCTTTGGTCAAAGTGCTGGTTGCAGTAACACCACTGGCAGTTTTAATAATTTCTTTGGTCTAGCTGCTGGTCGTCTTAACACCACTGGTTGTTATAATAACTTTTTTGGTAATCAAGCTGGTCG